GGACGGCAAACTCAGCGGCCAGATGGTCCGCCGCAAGACCGCGGGGTTCTGGATTGTCGGGGTAATGTCGCCTTTTCTGATCAGCGGCATTGGCGGTCTTGCGCGCGCCCGCGTGAAAGCGGAGAGGGATTACCTTGTCAGCGGCGAGGACCAAACTCTGCGCCAGGTCATCACGAAGCAGATGGGCCTGCCCTATACGCCGCCGCGCGCCCTCGGCAGCGTGACCGCCAACGATCTCGCCGACCGCGCCGATCAGCGCCTGGTCCTGGGTTTTGTTCCCGATGGCGTGCGATTCCTGACCTGTAGCGTGGACGTCCAGGTCGGTTTTTTCGAATGGCTTTGCCGCGGCTGGGGCATCAATGGCGAAAGCTGGATAGTGGACCGCGGTCGCATCCTGGCCGATGCGGCGACCAACCCGAGCGATTGGGATAAGCTGCCGGCCCAGCTGTTCCTGCGCGAATGGCCCTTGGCCGATGGGTCCGGCCGCACCATGGGCGTGCGGGCGTCCTGCATCGACAGTGCCGGCGCCGCGGGCGTCACCCAGCAGGCCTATGCCGCCTGGGCGCGGTGGCGGCGGACCAAAATCGTGCGCTATTTCGGCAAAACAGGCGGCCCCACCGGGCGTGATGTTTTCAATATAATTCTTACCAAGGGCGCCATCGGCTTCAACAAGGCCAAGCTGTCGGTGGTCTATCCCGACACCCCGCGCGCCGCGAACCTGGCGGCCGGCCGCGGCGAGATCCCGCTGGCAACATTCAACCCAAATCTGTTTAAGGACGATTTGCTGGGGCATTTGCTGAAGGCCGAGCCTGGCGATTGGTTCGTTCATTTCCCTGCCGGCGCCTCGGCCGGCTTTCCGCATGGGCTGCGTGCGGAGGAAAATCAGCCGCCGCATCCGTGGTTTGAGCAGCTGACCGCCGAGGCGCGGCTGCCGGATGGCAAATGGCAATTGGTCAGCCCCAGCGCGCGCAACGAGGCCCTGGATCTGATGGTGATGTCCCATGTCATCGCCCATCTGCATGGCTTGATGCGCATCAAATGGGAAAGGCCGCCGGTCTGGGCGGCCGATTGGGATCATAACCCGATGATCCGCGCTGCCGTGCCGGCGGTCGCACCGGAATTGCCGGTCGAAAGCCTGGCGCCGGCAGCGCCTGCGGCGCCCGCGGGCGTGCGCGTCACCGTTGACCAGGCGCGGCAGAAGTCCATAGGTAAGCGTCTTGCATAGGAGCGCCCCACTCCGATGGTGACTTTCCCCGTTCCCTGCGGCCCGTTCATCGGAATGACCCAGGACCAGCTTCTTGTCCTGCGCGCGAGTGCCGTCCAGGCATTGATGGATGTCATGCTGGGGAATAAGAACGTTGTGCTTTCCTACGCGCAGGGCGATGGCGCCAAATCGGTGACCAAGCAGATGACCAGCGTGCAGAACGTGCAGGCTTTTCTGATGATGCTCGATTATGCGCTGTACGGCTGTCGCCGCGCGCCCCTCCGTCCGGCGTATGGCCCATGAGCGAGGCGGCCGGCGTCAAACTGCTGGATGCGCGCGGTGCGCCGATTCCGCCGCGCGGGACCGGCGAATTTAAGCGGTATATGGCCCTAAATGGGCCCGGCTGGACGCCCTACGATGCCGCCAGCCGGTTTAACGACGACATGGCCCTGTGGAATCCGGGCCTGCTGTCCGCCGACACCGAGATCAATCCTTACCGCAATACCATCGTCAGCCGGGTCCGCGATGTTGTGCGAAACGATGGCTGGGCCGGCGGCATCATCACCCGCACCCTCGATAATATCGTCGGCGCCAATTTGCGCCCGATTTTCCGGCCCGATTACCGCATGTTGCGGGCGATGACCGGAAATAAGAGTTTCGACGCGGTCTGGGCGCATGAATTCGGTCGGGTGATGGATGCCAACTATCGCGCCTGGGCGAACGATCCGGGGAAATGGTGCGATATCGAGCGCGGTATGACCCTGGCGCAGTTGTTCTTTGTCGGTTTTCGCCATGAGCTAATCGACGGCGATAGCCTGGCGGTCACCCGCTACGAGCCGAGCCGCCTCGGGCTGGGGCGGGCGCGCTATGGCACCGCCGTGCAGCTGGTCGATCCCGACCGGCTGTCGAACCCATATTCCACTTTTGACATGCGCTATATGCGCAATGGCGTGCAGATCGATGATTTCGGCGCCGCGGTCGCCTATCACATCCGGGAGGCGCACCAGAACGACTGGTATAACGGCGCCCAGGCCATGAAATGGAAGGTGATGCCGCGCGAGACCGAGTATGGCCGTCCGCTGGTGGTCCATAATTTCACGCGCGAGCGCGCCGGCCAGCATCGCGGCGTCGGCATCCTTACCCCGATCCTCGACCGCATGAAGATGCTGTCAAAATACGACCGGGTCGAGATGCAGGCGGCGCTGATCAACGCAATGTTTGCCGCCTATATCGAGAGCCCGTTCGATCCGAACATGGTTTCGGATGCGATGGGCACTTCGGTCAATATGGTGGGCGCCGCGCCTGGCCAATATTCCCAGGTCATGGAATCCGGCAGCCTGGGGGCTTATCAGGATCTGCGCGCCCAATTCCACGACCAGCGCCGGCTCTTGCTGGGCGATGCGCGCATTCCCACCCTGTTTCCCGGCGAAAAGATCAACACCGTGGCGGCGACCCATCCCCATGGCAATTTTAAGGAATTCGAGACCGCGATGCTGCGCAATTTCAGCGCCGCGACCGGGCTGTCGCCGCAGCAGATCAGCCAGAATTATGCCGACGCCAACTATTCCAGCCAGCGCGCGGCCATGATCGAGGCCTGGAAAACCTTTGATCGGCGCCGGGCGTTTTTCACCCTCGGTTTTTGCGCCCCGATTGTCAGCGCCTGGGCTGAGGAGTCGATGGATCTGGACGATTATCCGTTGCCGTCCGGCGTCATCCCGGAGTTTCCCGACGCCCGCTATGCCTATTCCTGGGCGCGATTTATCGGTCCGGCCCGCGGCTGGGTCGATCCGGTCGCTGAAAAGCAGGGCGCGTGGCTGGGTCTGAAGATGGGCGTCGGCTCGCTGGAGTCGCTGGCGGCCGAGCAGGGCGAAGATCTGGAGGAAATCCTCGACGCCCAGCAAATGGAGATCCGCATGTACGAGGATCGCAAGATGACGCCGCCCGATTGGTCCGGCTCGCCGACCATCGAGCCCAGCGCGATCCCCTCGCCGCCTGCGGTCGCCACCAAAGCCGCCCCCCAGGGAAAACCTGGCAGCGAACAGGGCCAGGAGTCGGCACCATGAGGTTTGGTCATCTGGCGCAGCGCCTTTTCAACACGCCGCTGGCGATCCACCCGGCCAAGGCGGAAATTATTGTTGGCGCCCTCGCCGACCGCCTCGGCATTGCGAAAATTGAAAGGTCATGGCGTTCGATCCCTACGATGATGACGATGACGGCGATGGCGAGCGCAAGACCTTCTCTGAGGCCGGCTATGAGGTAGAACTCGGCATTGCCAAGATCGATATTGAAGGCACCACCGTCATGAAATTGGGCGGCGTGCGGCCATTTTCGGGGATGACCGGCTATGACGGCATCCGGCAAAATCTGGTTCAGGCAGCTGCGGACCCGCGGGTTAAAGCCATCGCCCTGGATATCGACAGCCCTGGCGGCGAAGTTTCCGGCCTTTTTGATTTGGTCGATACCGTGCGCGCCGTCGATCAGAATTTGAAGCCGGTTTATGCGCTGCTGACCGAGCAGGCTTTCTCTGCCGGCTATGCCCTGGCCAGTGCCGCGCGCCGCATTTATGTCCCGCGCACCGGCGGCACCGGCTCCATCGGAATTGTTTGGATGCATTGCGATTTTTCGCGCGCCATCCAGGACGCGGGCGTCAAGGTCACCTTCGTGACGCGCGGGTCGCGCAAGACGGACGGCGCCGAGCAAATTCCGCTTGCACCGGAAGCGTTGGCGAGAGCGCAGGCGGACATTGATGCGGTCGGCGCGATCTTTGAGGCGACCGTCGCGCGCAATAGGGGATTGTCGGAGATAAAAATTCGTGACATGCAAGCAGGTACGTTCCTCGGGGCCGATAGCATCACTGTCGGTCTGGCTGATGACCTGATGGCACCAGCCGAAGCGTTCCAGGATATTCTGGAGCGAACCGGATAAAGGGAAGCCCGCGATGAATTCTCTTTCTCGATTTGCTGGTCTGGTCGGATTCGGCGCCAAAAAGGCGGAAACCGACGACAAAGAAACGCCCGAAAAAGACAGCAAAGCCGGGCCTTCCAGCGAACGCCCCACCCAGCGCGAGGATGAATCCGATGAGGATTTTGAAAAGCGTTTGAAGACATGGGAGGAGGAAAACGGCGACGATGACAAAGAGGCCGCCGCTGCCGAAACGCCCAAGGACACATCCGACGACGACCAGGATAAGAACGACAAAAAATTGAAGAAGGCGCATGGCACCGGCTTCGCTGAAGGCATCGCCGCTGCAAATGCGCGGTGGAGCAATGTCCTCGCCAGCAAAGAAGCAGAGGGTAAGGCATCGACCGCGTGCGATCTGCTTGCCGATACCGATCTCGACGCGACGTCGATCAGGAAGGCCCTCGGC